GAAAAACGCGCCCACAAGGGATTCCAAGAGTATAATATCCAAGTTCTCAAATAAATCAACCACTTACAGCCAAAGATAGTTCTTGACTTGTTCTCAGGATATGCTATACTTATAGTATGAAAGAACGAGTTAAATATTGGGTTGAACAGGAAAACACGTCAAGCTGTGAATGCTGCCCTTTGTACCGTTATGTGGTGCAGTCAAACAAAGCGGAGAGCTTGTTTGTGTCTTCTTCATCCGAAGAAGCCGATGCAGAATGTGATCGGTTGGAAAAATTATATGAGTAACATAACTTATAAAGCAAGACTGTTTGCAGACGCCGCACATAAAGCTGTTGGGCAGGTTCGCAAGTATACCAATGCTCCCTATATCGTGCATCCTATCGAGGTAGCGGAAATCGTTCGCACTGTTCCCCATACAGATGCGATGGTTTGCGCTGCCTTTTTGCATGATGTGCTTGAAGATACCAAAGTCACAGAACAGACTTTGAGAGAAGAATTTGGCGACGAAATCACAGATTTGGTTGTGTGGTTGACCGACGTGAGCACCAAACAGGATGGGAAGCGAGCAGAGCGGAAGGCATTGGATCGTGAGCACCTGGCGAATGCTCCTGCTGAGGCACAGACCGTGAAGGTAGCAGATTTGATTTCCAATTCTAAAACCATTGTGAAGTTCGATCCCGATTTTGCAGAAATTTACATTGAGGAAAAGTTGGCACTGCTTGATGTATTGACAAAGGCAGATAAGGAACTGCGGCAGCGAGGGTATGAAATCTGTCGAAAGGAATTGTGATGGAATATTTGTACTACTATTTTGCTGGTGTTGTCCTTCTGATGTTGGGATACATGATCGGGGTCCGCGATGAACGAAAACACGGGTCTGCGGCCGCACAGAAAGCTCTTGACAAAGAGATTGAGCATTTCAACGAGGAAGTGCGTCTCTGGGGAGCGGTGGAAGATGCGCTACCGAAAGAAACCCAGAAGATTCGAAAAGCAGGAAAAACTTACAAACATCTGAGGTTGGTAAAATAACATGAGCGCCCGAGTCGTGTCAGAAATCGTTTCCATTCTTGTTGGAACTCTCTTTGGTGCATTTGTGGGGTTCTTCGTGGGGCGAATGAAGGTCTGGGTTGTCAGAGCTGAAAAAGCCGCCGCGGCCCCGATTCTGAAAGAGAGATTGAGATTGAAAGGAATAAACCGTCATGCCAAGATTTGAGGTTACGGTGACGACAATATTTTCATTCGAGTCTGACTGTGCTGAAAATGCTCGTTATGATGTTGAGAATGGCGAGATGCCAAGAAATCATGAAGTTGTAGATTCGTATGTTTCATCTGTGAATTGCATAGGAGAATGAGTATGGCACGACCAGTGAAGCGGGGAGTAGGAAAAAGACTCCCAAAGGCAGCAAAGATATCACCAAGACCGGTTACTAAGGAACGGCTGGCGATTCTTGAGAGTGAAGAGGAAATGGATAAGTTGTATCGGGATTTCGAGCTTGATGATAATGCTGAAATTGACGATATTCTCTCAGGACGTATCGGCGAAATTGCGGTTGAATGGTAAACTGTGGAGGTTGACATGAGTAAAGATACAATCGCAAATATTATTGTCGTGAGTCTTGGCATTGCCCTGATCGCCGTGCTTGTAGGTGTGGGCTCCTGGTGGAAAGTGTACACTTGTAATGCTCGGTGGGAGTCCAGTGGCATGAAGTCGGAATACCGATTTGTCACAGGATGTATGGTCGAAGTGACCCCAGGAAAGTTGATTCCAGAAGAGAAGTATCGGGCAGTCGAATAGTCAGTTTCACAATAAATAGGAGAAGCGCAATGGCACGAGGAGAAGAGAAGACAAAGGGTCAAGGTACAAGAGCGGTGATGGGATCGTGGTTATCCACGAAGAAGGGAATGACCTACACGAAGTATTCCCATTTACCCACCGATCAAAAGCTGGCAATCCAGAAGGAATATGCTGGCAGAGGAAGGGGATCAGTCCGTGAGCCTGGACAAGTCGATAGAACACAAGAAGGAACACCGACAACCGTATAGGAAGTCGAAGTCGTTTGATGGAAGTTGTCGCAACCACGGGCGGTGTTCGTGGTGTGTCGGTAATAGAACTTATCATGACCAGAAGGCAGAAGCATCTGCCGATGAACGAGGAGAAGTAGATAATGTCGATGAATAAAGACCTGTTGGCCCCCAAAGAGATCACCCGCAAGGAATTGAGTGATATGGTTGACGAGTGGGTGGCAGCGGGTAACACGATTACTCAATGTGCCCCAGGGGTGGCCTTGAATTTCAGAACCGCAGAGACCCCCAAGGTGCCGCGCCCTAAGTCTGTCAAGAAGCTAGTCAAAAAGGCAAAGGATGCCAAGCCCAAGCCAGTCAAGAAGAAAAAGAGCAAGAAAAAGTAGCACTTGACAAGTGCTAGTGAGTGTGTTATACTATTCATCATGGAGAACGGTATGTCTACAGGTAAGCGCGGAAAAAACAAAAAGGCATGGCAAGCAGAGAAGTTGCTGTTAGTGATGCTGGACGGGCATGAGGTGCCCGTAGGTGAAATTGAAGCCCTCCTCAGTTCACAACTCGTCTTTGCAAGAATTTCTACCTACTTCTGGCAACTCAGAAAAGCTGGTGCCGATATTCGGCGCAACAGGGTCGGTCGCAAGATCGTATCCTATCAATTACTCAATACTGAACACATGACCCTCTATGCCCGTGAGCGTGGCCTTATCGCTCCTCTGCCTGTTGTTCTAACAGCCGAGGATTTGATGGTCGCCGCAGGCTAACAAAAACCTGCATACATCCGCCTATAAGCGGCCCAAAACGGTGTGGGTACGTCCCTACCGCAGTATGCAGGCCCTATGGAGTTATCTTTGAAGATCGTTGCTCTTTCCGACACACACGGGTTCCATAAAAAATTGATAGTCCCCGATGGGGATATGTTGATTCACGCCGGTGACTTCAGTATGCGGGCCAAGCTAGAGGACGTGGTGGAGTTTGCGAAGTGGTTCAAGTCACAGCCGCACCAATACAAGATCGTGATAGCCGGGAATCATGATTGCTATTGCGAGGGTGAGCGGATATGGACCAGGGATGAATTCTATCCGGCGATCTATCTTTGTCATGAAGAAGCCACCGTACATGGCTACAAAGTCTTTGGTTCGCCGTACTCTAGCTGCATCTATGAGCCGTCGCCGTGGTCGTTCGATTATCCCCCAAAGGGAGCCCGCTCAGAAGCCTTGTGGTCACAGATTCCTGAGTACACTGATATCCTTATCACACATGGACCTCCAAAGGGCATCTGTGATTGGGTGCCTGATGTTCATGTAGGTGAGGACAACAATGTAGGTGATTTGAATTTGACGTACAACGTGAAGCGAACACTTCCACGGGTACACATTTTCGGACACATTCATGAAGGCTATGGGGCGTATACGTCCCCGCTGTTCAGCACTCGATTTTATAATGCCTGTGTCTGCAATCGGCAATATAAACCTGTGAATCCTATCCTGACATTTGACTTATAAATAAGGAGAGAGTATGCCCTTCTATGTTGTCGAGAACACCGAAACCAAAGTTGTGAGTGACCTCCCTCAGATGTCCTGGGTAGACCTTCAGAAGTTTCTTTCTGACAATCCGACCTACTCACAAGTCATTACACCGCCCGCCTTTGTCAAGGTGAACTAATGCCAAACTACGACATTCTCTATAAGCCAACAGGCGAGGTGAGCGAAATGTTCATGACCATTTTGGAACTCGAAACATTCCTCAGAGAGAACCCGGAATACGAAGTGACATTTCTCAAGATGCAGGTCGGTGACCCTGCACTGCTAGGTATTCAGCGTCCCCCGTCTGATTTCACCAATCATGTACTTGCCCCCATCGAACGACACTACAACAATGGCAAGCAACGTGACACTCGTTTCGGTCGCTCAAAGGCAAGCGTCTAGTGGCATTCAAGCATACCAAGGTCAAGGGGTTGGAGTATCAACTTCCGGCGGTTACGACCGACATGGGACGATGGTATGAAACGCCTGGGGGCAAACGCTATCCTTCCGCGTCTTCTGTGGCAGGTATCCTGAACCGCGAAGCCATTGCAGCCTGGCGGGCCCGCGTGGGGGCCAAAGAAGCCGACCGCAAGACTAAGAAAGGCGCTGACCGAGGCACCTACATTCACTTACTCTGTGAGCAGTATCTTCTGAATACTATGACGCTACAGACCCGCTTGGGTATGATGCCGTTCATGAAGGAACTCTTTCTTCAGCTCAAAAAACAATTCGATCAGCACATTTCAGAAATTTATTGCATTGAGCAAGCTCTCTACTCAGATCGTTTGCGTATTGCGGGTCGCTGTGACGCCATCGTGATTTGGGATGGGGTACTCGCTGTGCTTGATATCAAAACCGCCGGCTATATCAAGCCTGAAGCGTGGATCTTGAACTACTTTGTTCAGACCTCTGCCTATGCGGAAATGTTTGAAGAACGCACACAACTCCCAATCAATCACGTAGTCCTTGCGACTGCGGTCGAAGGAGAACTGTTTTCAACGATCACGATGAAGAAGAAGGACGAATACCTCCCTGTGTTGGACCAGTGCATCGCCCAATATTATATGGAGCAAGAAATCAAATGAACTATTTTGTAATATCCACCCTTGTCGTTATCGCCTTGTTTGCTCAGAGTTGTCACATGTCTCCGATTGCCCCCGATAATCTAACGATTGTGAATCCTCCAATAGAGGTGCTCACGGAACGGCAGAAGCAGATTATCCACAATCTCAAAGAGGAAGCTTGTTTGACCGAAGCGATCTACTACGAAGCAGGCAATCAGTCAGAGGTTGGCAAAGAAGCCGTAGCCCTGGTAATTATGAATCGCGTGGGGGCCCGTCATCGACCTAAAACGGTCTGTGGTGTGATTGCCCAAGCACATATTGTTAATTCCAGAAGAATCTGCCAGTTTTCTTTCTGGTGTGAACCAAAGCTCAAACCCTCAAAGCAAGTATGGAAAGAATCGAAGAGAATCGCTCACGAGGTCTTGACAAATTATAGAAAGCGTGATAGAATATCTCAATATGAAGGTGCGGTCTACTATCATGCTGACTATGTGAAGCCTAAGTGGCGCACCCAGAAGAAATTCCTAGGCAGAATCGAAAATCATTTATTCTACGGAGAGAACCCATGAAACAATACATTTCTGATGATATGTGCGCTGTTGCTCTTGCAGGGTTGCGATATGTCTCTAAGGAAGACATCAGTTGGTCGAATAAAACCGACTATGTTCTTGAAATTTCCTATAAGGGTGGCACAAAGAGGATTGCGTATGGGACAGAGAAAATGCTGCGGGATTCTATGTTTGCAGCTCTCGCCGCAGAACTCAATAAAAGTGGCAAATGATGAATGCGGTGTTCTACATAATTCTGATAGTGATGGGGTTGGTTTGCTTTGCAGCGGGATGGCACCTGATGGATTTCATCAGGTCTTTATGTTAGGAGGTTTATCATGGCAGTGAAAGTGTTACATGCAGAGAATTTGACTGAAGATCAACGGGGCAGGCTCACCAAGGCACTGAAGGATGCCTCAGATAGTCATATCCGCCAGGAAGCGGAGTCTGAGTATCTTCGTGAGGTGATTAAGAAAATCTCTGAAGATTTGAAGATCCCAAAAAAGCTGGTGAATGCGCTGGCAAAGGTTTACCATAAGCAGAACTTCGATGAAGTGGTCGCCGAACATGAACAGTTCGAAAAGCTCTATAAGACTGTGGTGAAGTAGTGGAGACCGCTCAGGTCGCTCAACTACTTAAGGCTATTGACCAGTTGGTAGCGATGCTCACCCTTTTGAAGGGTGACCTTGAGCGACTTGATCCCCTAGCGGCTGATAAGATCAAGAAGAATAGGGGGTCATGGGATGCCCACTAAAGAAGAAATACAAAATTTTAGTCTTATGTTGCGGGAATATGCGGCTCATAAAAAGATGGGTCTGTGGGAAGCTCTTTGCACGTACTGCGACACAACCAACATGGAGTCAGAAGTGGCGGCAAGTTTACTCACCAAGGCAATTCTGGCTGACTTGACTGTTGAAGTGCAGGACATGAACCTTCTCAGGATACGAGGAAAGAAGGCGGGGCGCCTACCAATCTGATATGCGATACATTGACACCATGACGGGCTATGAAACATGTAAGATGTACATGGCCCTCAAGTTACACTTCGACCCTTCTTCGAAATACGATTTCTTTCACTATGAGGGGCGGATCAAGTGGCTGACTCCTGAGAAATTTGATCTGCGTCCCGACCGTTGGTTCTTCCACAAGCTTTCTAAGCTCTATTCTGATAATACCACTTGTCTGTTTTTTCTCGCATCCAATTTCTTTGATGGGACAACCACTTGGGTGCGCGATATGCTGGGTGAAGAAGCCAAGTCCGTCTACCTCGAAAAACTCAGAATCAAAGAATCGCTTGAATACCTCGTTCTACAAGATGTCGATGCCATGATGCCCAACCTCAAAGACTACCTCTCGGTGCATAATGGTGAGAATCCTCTGTTGTTGAATATGGCGTACCGTGGTGAGGTGGAGAAGGAAACCGTGGTCGCTCTGAATGCCGCAATAGGTTTTCTGCCGATTTGGGAGAAAAAGATCACAGACACCATTCTGTTTCCGCCGTTTAAGCACCGCTGTCTGGCGTATCAGCCATTTCTCAATATCAACGTCAAAAAATTTCGAGAAACGCTCAAAACCAAGTTGACAAATGCCTAAATAGAGTGTACAATGGTCCGTTATACAGGTTCCATTGGAACACACATTATCCCAACATAGGAGGTTTCTATATGTCCGTTACACCAACCAGTTTTTCCGCCCTCAAGCGGTCACGCGGCTCAGTCGAGCAGTTGACCAAAGCCATTCAGCAATCCACCCAAGCCA